TACAACCATGTTCTTATCCATGTTACCACCACCTTCATGTGCGATAGGATAATATCCAGACCAACCTTCTACAGCAACAGCTATACCTACAACTTTACCATTACCAACTACAGATCCTGAACCTGTTGATTTTAAATCTGGGTCTTTGGTCTCTAAGTCAATTGCAATCTCATCATACTTTGATAAGTCTGGAAAAGATTCTGGTGGTAGCCACTCTGTTTGTGGTTTGAATATAGGTTTCATGAATAGTCTCTTTCTAATATCATTTCTAAATAATGTATTGCTTTATTTATGTCTTCTTCTTTTCCCTTTGACTGATGTCGACATATATATTTTATAGCATTGCCTTCTGCAAAAAGCAATTTGTTTTCGTTTATAAACTCTGCTGGTTGTATCTTCATTTGTTTGTAATGTTTTCCACCAACTTGATTGTCTAGTGAATCGTATGTTGCTTTTTTAAATATATCTTTGTTTGTCATAGATTGTATGCCTTTTTAGTTTGTGGTTCGATTATATATAAGTTCTTCTCTGTTCTTGTGCACGCAACATAAAATAATCTGTGTGTATCATCTGGATCTTTTAGATAATCAACAAATGCTGCACCAGCCAAGTCTGTTATTACAACTACATTTTCTCGTTCATTACCTTTAACGCCATGTATCGTAGAAATACTAATTCTAGGATTTTTAGTTAAGTCTTCATCTGATTCTATTAGTTTTAATATTTTTCTTATGTCTGTTTTTAAAGCTTGATCTAATGCTTCATACCATTCAGCTTCTGTTTTAAGTCCGTATTTTTCTTTCAATGTATCTATGTCATAAAAACCATCTTTAATTATTGTTTTAAATAATTTTGAATCCCAGTTATTTTTAGTCATCTTTGATTTTATTTCTTTAATTTCATTGTAGTGAAGAGGTATACCTTTTTTTAAATTATTCCATTTTTGTGCAATTTCATAAATATTTTTTATTCTTGGAGTAGCATTTCTTCGTTGCCAATATAAATCTTTTTGGTCTAATATTTCTCCAATACTTGCTAACATATAATTTGCTTGTGCTAATACTAGCCATCTACCTTGTGAAAAATCTACTTCATGTAAATCGCTACAGTATTGAACAGATCCTTTTTCTTCTTTTGGTAGCCATTCTTTTTCTACTCTATCATGTACTTTTTTTATTATTTTATTCGCAAGTGCAAAAGGTTTTTGTGGAACCCTTCTTGATTGATCTAAAGTAGTTCTCTCACCTTCTAAATTTATAAATGTACTTACATGTGCACCATTCCATTTATATATAGCCTGATCATCATCACCGGATATATATGAGTCTTGTGCTTTTTCTTCTATCTTTTTGACTAATCTCCATTGCGTTAAACTTAAATCTTGTGCTTCATCTACAAACATAACTCTCAAACTTGGTGCTTCACCACTTTCTATAAATTTATCAAGCATGTCAGGAAAATCTATAAGACCATGTTGTTCTTTGTATCGCTCTAGTTCTTCAATTATTATTTCTAATTTATTTAATTGTATTTTATAATTATTATTTAAATGATGAAATTTTATAGGGTCCATTTCTTTTGATCGTGCTAAGTTTATCAATTGTATGTATGGATCTGGAGAAAAAAATATACCTTCATAGTCTTCATCTTGTCTTGCACCTTCTAATTCTATTTTCATTTTTTCTGATAATTCTTTGTAATGTTTTGCCTGCATCACCTGGTTTTTATTTACACCCAATTGATTAAAACAAAATGAATGTAAGGTTTGAAAATATGGTAGATCATTATGAGATAGTTTAAATTTATCTGCTGCTCTTTGTTTACCTTCTTGCGCAGCGTTTTTACTAAATGTGAAATAACCAATCTTATCTGATGGTGTTTCAGCTAAAAATTTTTCTATATGTCCCAGTAATGTATGTGTCTTACCTGTGCCTGGAGGACCATAAATTATGTGACGCATTAGTAATTTTCTTTCTTAAATGTTTTTGGTTTGTATGTTTCTATTTTTTTATCAAATCTCGCTACAACAAACACAGATAGTTTTGTTTTACCTACACGTTTAGTTGTACAGTTTAGATCATCTTTCAACATTTGTGATGTTCTTTGATATGGAACTCTCCAATGTTTTCTTGATAAATAATTATTAAAAAAGTTATCAAATACAAAGTGATGAAAACCATCTTTAGTATAAGTACCACCATTACGTAAGTCTTCGTAGTCGTCTTTTTGTATCCTGTTTACGCAATAATCTTCTAAGTAATTATTTAAAATATCTTTTGTACTTGTACCTTCTGCAGGTTCTGTAATTTCTGCATTAGTTAACAATGCAGTTGTAACTTTTTTCCAGTCACCAACTTTTACTGTTGGTGGATTTATTCTTAATTGTTTAATACATTCTTCTTGAAATAAAATTTGATTAGCTAAATGTTTTGCTGAGTCCAGATATAATCTATTTCCATCTACATTCATATAATAATATGGTTCTTCCAAGTTAACTACTTGTAAATCTGTTAGACTTGGAAACACTGGTTCTTGACCTATACCAAATTTTCTTTTCTTACATAATTTTTTATCACACAAACTACACATAGGTTGGTCACTACATTTATAACCCCACTCTTTTTTTTCATGTTGTTTTGTAATTATATTTACTTCTGTGTCTGACAACGGTTGTTCCATTGCAGTTTCATTAAATACTATTACTTTTGATTTCCAATTGTCAGGCCATTTAGATTTTGCATATACACCATAATGAAATAGTGCATTATTTCTACCACCCTCACCAATTTTATTTTGTGCCATTAATTCTATACATGGTGGTCCATCAGAGTATGGAGTCTCCGGTCTTTTAACTTCTATTGTTTTGATGTCTTGTTGTTTATATCTTTCGTAGAGTTCAAAAAAAGCATCTATACTAGCAGCTTCGCCATCCTCCATAAAGGCGTATCTTGTTGTTTGACCACAATTAAAGTATGGTAAATTTAAAAAGTTTCCTGTATCATCTTTTGATTTTAATTCTCTTTGTTTAGGAAATACTTCTGATCCACCATAACCTAATACAGATCTAATCTCGTTTAATTTATCTTGCATCAAACCTGCTGATACATAATCTTCTGTAAATAAAAATACATGAGCACCACCAGACTTTGATCTACATACTACTAATGGTAATTGAAATTGTTTTATTTTATTAATTAATTTTTTGTGATCAAACTCTGCGTATGAGTCAATGTCTATACATCCCCACTTACATTTGTTATCATCATTGATTGGTATAATACCCAAACTGTCAGCACCATCTAAATGCTTTTGCCACAAATCGTCTGTGACTGGTTCTCGTTTAACAAACGATTTACCTTTAATTTTATTACCGTCACCATTTGATTCACCTACTAGAGTGACACCATGTGCACGGTCTAATCCATCAAATATATTTTTAAATCTTTCTATCATACAAAATAAAAGTGGGCGTTGCCACTCTCGCTTAGACGCCCACTACCTAGGATACTGGTTAGTAGTTAGAAGAACCTTTTGTAGTTTCTTCCGTACTATGTTTAGCTTGAACTTCACCTTTACCTACAGATTCTGCAAATGACTTAGCCATATCATATATAGTTTTATCTTCTACAGGACTAACTTTAGATACATCCCAACCAAACCATGTTCCTTTGTCATTAGACATCTGAACGGTTGATAGTTTATAAATGTGGCTATAAGTTGGCGGTGTGAATAAACCGTTTTTACCTTGCATCTTGATACCCATCATCATTGAGTTCCATTTTCTACTAACTTTAAGTTGAGTAGACTTCATAGAAATCAAAGCTGTCTGTGGGTTATCTCCAAGAGTCAATACAAAGTGACTAGCTGTGTTATCAAGATAGTTACCGTTTGGTAATCTGTCTTTATAATCTTTACCTCTAGTCGTCTGACTTACAATGTCACTGTCTGCCTCGTGCATTGCAACAGGTGCACCTGTACTGGTACCTCTGTCTTGCCATTCGATGTACTGTCTTTTGTAATGACATGGTACAACATTTAAAGTGTCATACAATTCATTAGTTACAGTATTTATTATTTTGCCTGGTTCTGCACCATCGACATATTTACCATCTCTTTTGTTTACCTCTGGAGATAGTTGTCCCAAAATTTTTAAGAATGGTAACGCAAGATCTTCTTGCGATATATTTTGAGCGCCTTGTGCTGCATCAGCTTCCATATCAAATGTTGCTAACGCATTATTCTTTTTTTCTGCTACTTGGTTCATGTTTATTTGTTCCTTTTTATTGTTGTCTTATTCTCTGAGAATACCCCAAAGATTTCCGTTGGCATTTCTTTACCTGCCTCAATACGCTCACGGACTAGCGCTTTCAGAGTCATGGGCTCAACCTTCATCTTTTGTGTCGGTTGAAACCCTTGACCCTTCGCAAGTTCAGCATATGATGCTGCCTTGTTATCTTCGTTACGACCAAATGATACCAAGATCTCGTTCTTAATAATATCACCTAGTCCATTGTCTCGAAGCCAGTTAAACGCCGTCTCTTTATTTGCTTCTGTAATAGTAGCACGATACGTCGTTGAAACTTTAAGATGTGATCCATCTTGAAGTTTTAATTCTGCTAAACCCATCTCGGACATCATGGTCGGTATAACCTCACCTGATATACGTTGGTATTCTTTTTTTAAATCTTTAATGTTATTCTCACTTGTCTCTATTCTTTTATGTAAGCCCTCTAACATTTCTACTTGATCTGCAAGAGACTGAATGTTTTCAGTTTTGCTCATTGCATCTTGTTGGTCTTGTTCAAAGTTAATCATCTATTTCTCCTTTCTCGTATAGATTAATCTCAATAGGATAATATTTTCTTTCTTGTTTATCCCACTTCAATACATTGTATTTGCCGTTTGTAATATCAGATACAATAGAACACGCAACCCCAATGATTGCAGGATCTCCTGTTAATAATAAATAATCTTCTGGTGTATAATCTCTTAAACCTTTTCTTAATTTAAAAATTAATGGACCAGGAGAAAAAATCATTTGAGAAAACTCTGGTAATAAAAAATTAAATTTACCTGAAGTAGAATAAGAGGCTGCACCCATAATATTTATTTTAGGACTACCTGCTTGGCTACCTGGTATCTCTTGTATTACATAAACTTTTCTTTCTGACATTGACAAACAATATAATCATGTTTATATTAATGTCAACTAGAAAGAAGAAAAAAAATTATGAATTATAAATTTAAAACTAAACCCTATGCACATCAATTAACTGCATTGGAAAAATCGTGGAACAAAGAAAACTTTGCTTATTTTATGGAGATGGGTACAGGTAAAACAAAAGTATTAATAGACAACCTTGCTATGTTATATGACAAAGGCAAGATAGATGGTGCTTTAATTATTGCACCTAAAGGTGTTGTTAAAACTTGGTATGAACAAGAACTTCCTACACACTTACCTGACCATATAGAAAATGTGTCTGTATTGTGGCAACCAAATATTACAAAAACACAACAAGAAAAATTAGATTCTTTATTTGAAATAGATAGTGCATTACATATTTTAGTTATGAATGTTGAAGCTTTATCAACAGACAAAGGTGTTAAGTTTGCAACCAAATTTATTAACTCTCACAAAACTTTGATGGCAATAGATGAGTCTACTACAATCAAAACTCCTACTGCTAGACGTACTAAAAATATTATTAAGATGGGAGTAAACGCTAAGTATAAAAGAATCATGACCGGTTCTCCTATTACAAAAAATCCTCTGGACTTATATACACAGTGCGAGTTCCTTGATCCGTGGTTATTGGACTTTAGTTCTTACTACGCGTTTCGTAATCGTTATGCTGAAATGAAAACGATGCATGTACACGGACGTTCTATTCAAGTAGTAGATAAGTTTCAAAACTTAGGTGAGTTATCGGATACAGTAAAACAATTCTCATACAGAGTATTAAAAGAAGATTGTTTAGATTTACCCCCTAAAGTATTTATCAAACG